ATGGACACAGAATACTACCGGGCCTGTATAGAATTCGCCCAGCGGGTAAAAAACCTTTGCAAAATGCATGACGTGCCATTCGCGGACGTCTATACGCTCGCCAATTTGACCTATAACGAAGGCTATACCAAATTAGGTCATCCCGAATTTGTTAGACCGGTATTGGAACCAATTATGAAAGAGATAGGCGGCCATTGCGTGCTTCCGAATAAAAAGATTTTGGAAGACATGGCGGCCAAAGCCGGGGGTGTGGTCCATGCTTAATTTGGTTTTTGACATCAGCTATGTGGATCCGGAAACGGAAGAAATTTTGCACTTAGACGCGGGAAGTCAAGAAGAAGCCGAACAGGTGGCAGAAGAATTGGCGGACGAAGGTTATATAAAAATTAAAATTAATAAAATAAGGACTTAAATTTATGAAGCTGCAAGCTATAAATGATTCCATTCTGGTGCTGCCGCTTACGCCAAGCACTACCCGGAAATCAGGATTAGAGATTCCGGCAACTGCCAAAAAGGTGCCGGTAAAAGGTTTGGTTTTAAGCGTAGGGCATTTGATTGATTTTTTGGAAGTCGGCGACAAAATTGCTTACGCGCAGTATGCCGGCGATGAAATTGAGTGGGAAGGGCAGAACCTATTGTTTTTGCTGCCCAAAGATGTTTACGCAAAATTAACTAAAGAAGAAGGGGAAGACACTAATGCCTAAAATTACGGTCCGCGGCAAAGATGCCCGGGAAAAAGTTTTGCAGGGTGTAAATGAGTTAGCTGATATTGTTAAATCCACATTGGGACCAAATGGCCGCAATGTTATTTTGGAAACCGGCAACGGCCCGGTTATTACCAATGACGGCGTAACGGTTGCCAATGCCACGGATTTTTCCGATCCGCACATGCAGATTGGCGCGCAGCTGATTAAGGAAGTGGCCCAAAAGACCAATGACATTGCCGGCGATGGCACCACCACAGCCACGGTTTTGGCGCAGGCAATTGTGGCCGGCTGGGAAAGGGTGGAAGAAAAAGCAAATGTGTATGACATTCGCCACGGTGTAGATAAGGCGGTGGTTTATGTGGTTGAGCAGCTAAAAAATCAGGCCCGGCCAGTGGAAAGCCACGAAGACAAAGTTAGGGTGGCTACCATTTCCTGCTTAGATCCGGAAGCCGGGGAATTGATTGCATCCTGTTTTGACGAAATCGGCAACGATGGGGTAATTACGGTAGAAACCGGGCAAGTGGTCGGACTTTCAAAGGAAGTGGTCAAAGGCATGCGCATTGATCGCGGAATGGTGTCGCCTTACTTTGTTACGGATGCGCAAAAAATGCAGGCCGTGATGGAAAACGTGCCGGTGGTTTTGATTGAAAAGAAAATTAATAACATTGAAGATTTTACCCCAATTCTGGAAGCGGCGATGGCCGGGGGAAATAAGCAACTTGTTGTTATTGCTGATGACTTCAACGAAGAAGTTATTGCGATGGCGGTAGTAAATCGGCTGAAAAGAATTTTCCATGCAGTTTTAATTAAATCGCCGCTGTTTGGGGACCGCAAAAAAGATGTGATGTCCGACCTTGCGGTTTTAACCGGTGCTATGGTTGTAACGCCGGAATTAGGCATTGAATTAAAACAAGTGGATCACAGCTATTTTGGTGTAATTAAAAAAGTGATTGCCGGCAAAGACAGCACAACTATTGTTGCTGGTAAGGAAGAAGATCAGGCTATCATTGACGCGCATATTTTGGCTTTAAGGGAACGGATTGAGGCCGAAGCCAATGATTATACCAAAGACTTCTTAAAATCGCGTTTAGCGCGTTTGACGGCCGGCGTGGCTGTTGTCCGGGTAGGCGCCGATACCGAAGTAGAAACCAATAACCGGAAATTAAAAATTGAAGATGCTATAAATGCGACCCGGGCCGCGATTGAAGAAGGTGTTATTGTCGGCGCCGGCATGCCACTTTACCACATTGCGCAAAAAATGAGTGTGATCCCGGATGGGCTTATTGCCAACGATGGGGAAAAACAGGGGTGGATCATTGTTTCTTTGGCCTGTGAATCACCCCTGCGGCAAATTGCAGAAAACGCAGGCATACAGGAAGACGCTTTTATGAAACAGGTAACCCACGATGTGATTGATCCGGTTAAAGTTACGCGCACTGCGCTGGAAAAAGCGGCCAGCATTGCTGGTGAATTAATAACCACTGAAGCTGTTGTAATTAATATCCCTGACAAGCAGCCTGCACTAAAAGGCTTGTATGACTAAATCATGGTTAAAAAGAAGCGAAAATCCAAAGAGCTGGCAGTTTTTACCGGTGCAGTTATTCCTGATTTTAAAGAATTAAGCACGCAGCATGAACTGTTTTGCCAGCTTTATGTAAACAACAGCGAATTTTTTGGAAACGCTACTTTTTGTTACGCCGCGGCGTATGGAATGGATTTGGAAAAGGGCAGTCATAAAACCAAAAAAAATGCCTATAAAGTGGCACAGGTTAATGGATCCCGTCTGCTTTCAAATGCTATCATACGCCGCCGGATCTACCAGCTGTTAAATCACCTGATGAAAGATGAGGTGGTGGACGGCGAATTGGCAAAAGTGATCATGCAAAATTATAAGCTGGACGTAAAGGTGCAAGCGATTCGGGAATATAACCGGATTAAAAATCGGGTTAAGCCCGGACCAAACCAAATGTTCCAATTAAATTTAGGGGATTTAAGGAAGGAATATCAATAAAAGTATGATCGTTAAGCGATGCAGGAAATGTTGGGATCCGCTGCCAGAAGGGCGAAAGTGGGGCAGGTGTGATAAATGTAATTTACCCCGGAAAAGAAAAAAATATAGAAAATATCGCCGGAAAATTTATCCAATTAAGAAAGCCCAAATTCTCGCCTATCAAAAAGATTATGCTGAAAAAAATAAAATCAAAATAGCGGTTCGGATGCATGGGTATTACATTCAAAGAAAGTTAATATTTATTAAATCAATTATAAAAAATGTCAGTTAGACTTTATCACGAAAGGCGTTTGTATTACTTTGTTTGCGCTGGTTGCAGCCGACAGGCGCAAACATTCAAGCGCCGCAGGGTAAGGGGTGAATTGTGCCGAACTTGTCGGCATCCAGTGGCAGCGGTAGCAGATGGCCAACAGGCATTATTTGATTTAAAACCCAATGAAGTATAAGAAATTTATTGAAGATAATTTTTTAATTGACGAGCCTAAGCTGGGTAAACTGGTGCCGTTTCGGTTTAATAAGGTCCAAGCTAAATATTATAAAATCCTTTGCGAAGACTATGACATTGAAAACAAAGGCATTGGCGCCGCGGTCCGCGAAATCATTCTAAAAGCTAGGCGCGAAGGTTTTAGCAGCTTGATATTGGCACTGTTCGCTGCTGATGATCTGACCAACGAAAACCCTACAGAAACACAGGTAATTTCCTATAAGGAAGAAGCCACTGACAAATTCCGTAAGCGCTATAGGACCTACATTTTATCCTGTTATGCCAAGCGCGCTGGCGCATCGTATGAACAGATTGTTAAGAATCCGGAAGTGCTGGATGGTTTTGCCAAATCAGCCTTTACCATTGATTCTACCGAATTAGAGTTTAGGGAAAACCGCGCGCATTTCTACTGCGGGACCGCCAGCGCAAGGACCGGTGAACGCGGCGGCACCTTGCAAAAACTGCTATATTCCGAAGCCGCACACTATCCGGACACGGAAAAACTGACTGCGGAAGAAATGATTGAAGGCACCATGCGCCAAGTGGATATTCAATCCGGTTTGGTTTTTATAGAATCCACGGCCAACGGCCCGGGTAACCATTATTACAAAATGTGGCAACTGGCCATGAAGAAGCTATCCCGCTTTAAGCCCCGATTTTTTGGCTGGCGCGATTTCTACACTGAAGCCGAGTTTGCCATTATTGCTTCCGAGCATGTAGATAAATCCATGCTTAAACAAGAATATCCGGAAACAGCCGATGAAGCATTTCAGGCCGCAACACAGAACTTTACCAAAGAAGAAGAAATGGCCCAGTTGATCTTAAACGATGAATCGCCAAAGGAATTAGTGGATTGGCTGACCTTTGCCGGCACAAATTATATTAGGCAATGTGAACTGATTAAAGACTGGCTGGAAAACCTAGAATTGGCCGCTACACATTACAACCTGTATGTGGGCATAGATGGGGCAAAGAGCATGGACGAAACCATAGTAACGGTTTTAAAGCTTAGGCAGGGCTTCCAAAGGGGCGGCATCCAGCATATCTGCATAGATTCCACCGGCGCCGGCGACTTTATGCCCGACTGGTTTGACCTAAACACCCGCTGGCAGGTTACTGGGGTTAAGTTTACTTCCGTGATGAAGGATATTCTATACCGAAATTTGCAGGTGGTAATTGCCGGAAAGCTGACATCTTTGCCGCAGATCAAGATTGAAGAACAAGCTTTTGTAAGCGACACCACAAAGAATTTTTGGGAACAGATGTTATTTTTGCAGAAAGAAACCATCGGCCGTTTGTTGGTTGTGCATCACCCCGGGGCCAGTGCCGGCCGCAAAAGGGAAGAAAGCAAAAAAGACTGGGACAATGCAGACCACGATGACTATCCGGATTCATGGGTGCTGGCGGAAAACGCCTATGTTGTGGTCCACGGCTTGCCGGCTAAGGAAGACACTAAACAGGTTCCCATCAGGCAATCAAGAGTGGCTAATTTATTAAATAATAAAGGTCCGCGGCAAAGCCGCCGAACCGGGGACAGCGAATAACATGATTATTTTTTTAGGAATTATAATCGCAGTAAATGTGATGTATTGGGGGAAAAGTTTAACGATTGGTTGGGGGACTATTTTTCTGTTTTCTTTGATCGGGCTGGTCAGCAATTATTTAGGGGTAAAAGGCTATATCCACTTTATGCTTAAACAGACGGCCAAGATTCAACAATTAATGCAAAAACAAAATGCTGGAATTTCTAAAGAAAACCCCAAAGACTAAAGAGCCGCTGCAGTTGGTTAAATATCCGGATCCGCGACTGCAGGTGGTTTCAAAGCCGGTGGAAAAGTTTGATGCCGAACTGGAAGAATTTGTGATGGACCTGCTGGCATTTATGAATTCTATGCCGTGGGGCAAGGCCGTGGGGTTTGCGGCGCCGCAGGCCGGCAGGAACATAAGGGTGTTTATTGCTTTAGGCGATGTGTATATTAACCCGGAAATAATTTGGATGCCGCAAGGTGGGCAAAAACCGTGCCGGGAAGGATGTTTCAGCCTTGAGGAAAAGCGCTTTGACTACGAAGTTTCCCGGTCCTATGCGGTCAAGTTAAGATGGCAGGATTTGATTGGCGATTTCCATGAAGAAAAGTTTACCGGCTTTAAGGCCCAAGTTATCCAGCACGAATTTGATCATTTAGAAGGTCGCCTGTGCTGCGGCGATCAGAAACCAAAACACAATGAGTGATGAAAGAATTCAACTGGACCTGACCAAAGTGGAACACGACATTATTATGGATTTGCGGAAGGCCCACCCCTTTGAAGAAGTGCGGATAACTAAAGACCAGCTGGGACGTTTTGACAGCTATTTATTCATTTCCACCCAAAAAAAGATATATTCCGGCAAAAAATCGCAATTTTATTGACAGGTCGCAAATTAGGGGTTATTATAAAGAAAACTACATATTAAATTCCACGGAAAGACCGGGAATTGCACTAACTTGATTAAATTCAGGTTATGCGATTCCCGGTTATTTTTTATGGCTAATGAGCAGCAGGAAACAAAAAGAACCCAAAAAATTAAAGCGCTGGCGCAGGGCTACTACGGCATGCATCTTATTGAATGGTTAGAAGAAGTTAAGTCAGCCTATTCCGATGTGCGTAACGCAAAAAAATTGGGTATGTCGCTTGAAACGGCCTGTGCTGTGGCTGGAATTTTGGAAGATGAATTAATTAACCCCTTAAAGCAATGGCGGCAGGCACCAAAGCCTAAAGCCCAGCCTTCCGGGGAAGAAATGGAATAATCTATGTTACGAAAGCCAAAACCGCAGGGGCGCGGTATAGTCAAAGCCCTGCACCAAAAAGGCACAACCGGCCATTTCAAAGAAATTGAAAAAAAGGAAGGCAAGGCCGCAGCCATTGGTGCCTTACAAAATAAACTGGCGCGCGTAAGGCATCAACCGATGCCCTATAGGCCGCCAAGAAAGGCATAACATGAAAGGCGGAAGAATCACATGGAAGAA